TAAATACAGCGTGTTTGTTCCTATGCTTATTACGGCTGTACAAGAATTGTCAGCCGAAGTAAATAAATTGAAAACCTTTGCTGGTCAGGCTGACTAGACTTAATTTTGATTGGAAATAAAAATGGCGCTAAAAAAAGTTATTTTTGTTGATTTGATTGAAGTCATTGAAAATGGCTGCGTTCAAGTCCGTACTAAGACCGCCATTATGGAAGACGGCGAAGAAATTAGCAGCAAGTTTCACCGCCATGTCGTTGCGCCAGGTAATGATTACAGCGGCGAAAATGCGCGAGTACAAGCAATCTGCGCTGCGGTGCATACGCCAGAAGTGATTGTCGCTTATCAAGCCATGCTGGAAGGCAACAAGCTTATAGAGGCATAAGATGACCACACCTTACAACATCATTACCCGCGCCATGAAAGACATTGGCGCGTTGGCCGCGGGCGAAAATCCGACAGCAGACGAAGCCCAGGACGGGCTGGATATGCTGAACGACATGATCGCCCAGTGGTCAAACGAAAACATGATGGTGTTCTACCGCACCGAAATCATTTTCCCGTGCGTCCAAAACCAAGTGCAATACACCATCGGGCCGTCGGGTAATGTGTCGGCGCGGTTCGTTGGGTCAATTAGTGGCACCACCTTGACCGTGCCGGTGGACGGCGTGACCAAGGGCGCCATTACCATGGGCATGACCCTGACCGGCCCTGGTGTGCTGCCTGGCACGACCATTGTGGGGTTTGGGACTGGCGCTGGTGGCAACGTCAACGAGGGCGGCACGTATACGGTCAGCCGCGGGCATACAACGCCCGTGGTGGCCCAAATCATTGATTCTTACTACGAGCGCCCGTTGACCATCGAATCGGCCTTTGTGCGGGTTACTACCACGTCCAACGGGGTGCCAATCTACGGTGGCGGGTTGGATTATCCAATCGCCATTCTGAGCCTGGAAGAATACGAATCCATCGGCCTGAAAACTCTGAACGGCCCGTGGCCCAAATCGCTGTATTACCAGCCGTCTGAGCTGCTGGGAACGATTTATCTGTGGCCCAATCCCGCCCAGGGCGAAATGCACCTATTCACGCAAACCATTTTCCGCGAGTTTGGCGACTTGTACGGCACCATCCAGTTTCCCCAGGGATACAATATGTGTCTGCGCTGGTGCTTGGCTGAACGCTTGATGCCCATGTACGGCAAGGTCAACCAGGTGCAGATCGCGCAAGTATCTGCCTACGCGGCCCAAGCCAAAGCTACAATTAAGCGCACCAACATGAAGCCGCCGCAGGTTAGCCGATATCCAGATGTACTGATGACCGGCAGGCCGAAGGATGCGGCTTTTATCCTCGACGGCGGCTTCAATTAAGAACTTTTGTAAGTGTTTTATAGGGTGCAGATAAATTGATTTTGATTAAAGATATGACAGAAATCAAACGTCAATATATGCGTGAATATGCTCGCAACCGCAGAGCAAATGACCCTGTTTTTCTTGAAAAATGCCGTGAGAACGGAAGAAAATCACGCAAAAAACGCAAAGAAATTGCTACAGAAGAATGTCGTCAATGGAAATTAAAAAACAAAGAAAAACATTCAGAATACAACAAACAATATTTTGAAAAAAATAAAGAAGTTTTAAAAGCAAAACGAAATGAGCGCTTAAAAAAAAGAAGAAAGACTGATCCTGTTTTTGCGTTAATAAGCCGCGAACGAGTACGAGCATATGACGCATTAAAAGGAATCCGAAAGGCATCAAGAACGCAAACATTGCTTGGATGCAGCTATCAAGAATTTAAGGAATACATTGAAACCTTGTTTGTAGACGGCATGAACTGGCACAATATGGGCGAATGGCACATAGACCATATTCGTCCTTTGGCAAGTTTTGATTTGTCAGACGCAGAACAGCAAAAACAAGCCTTTCACTATAAAAATCAACAACCTTTGTGGGCCAAGGAAAACATGAAGAAGGGGGCAAAATATGCCTGACTTTGGATTTGTGGGGGCGTCTTATACAACACGATCAATTTATCAAGACGATCAAGAAACAATAAATTACTACCCCGAAATCGACCCGACAAAACAGCCAGGCGAACGGGGCGTGGTGGCGTTGTACCCAACGCCTGGGCTGGTCACCGAAATTCAATTTCCTATCCCCGCGGAAGTGCGCGGAATGCGGGCCTTGTCTGGCCTTCAGTACGCAATTGCCGTCTGCGGAAACCGCGTATACCGTATTGACACAAGCCTGGCATTTACCCAGGTCGGAACGCTGACCACCAGCACGGGGCCGGTGTCGATTACGGACAACGTAATGAGCGCCCAAGGGCTGACCGCTTATTTGGTCGATGGCGTCAATCGTTATTACTACGTCGTGGCCACCAATACGTTTGTAACGCTGCCATCAACCGACGGCGATTGGCGAGGTGCCACTATGGTGGACACCGTGGACAACTATGTGGCTTACAACGAGCCAAACACGCAAAACTGGGCCGTGACTGACTTGGGGTCACCTTTGTCCACCACGGGTCTATACGGGGCCAAGGACGGGTCGCCAGATACTTTGGTGGCCTTAATTGTTGACCACCGCCAGGTTTATTTGCTGGGCGAAGTAACCACCGAGGTGTGGGTTGATGTTGGCAGTGTTATTCCTGGTCTAATTACTTTCCCGTTTCAGCGGGTCAGCGGCACGTCCAGCCAGAATGGCTGCGGCGCACCGTTTTCGATTGCCCGTTTTGCCGAAACGTTCATGTTTTTGTCCCGCGACACGCTGGGAACCGCGACGATTGGCCAAATGAAAGGCTACGAATACCAGCGCGTTTCGACCCACGCGGTCGAAAACAGTCTGGTTGGCTACGACGTGACGGACGCTCGCGCTTGGGCGTTTCAGATTGAAGGCCATGAGTTTTACGTTATCAACTTTCCGTCGATTGACCTGACCTGGGTTTACGACTTGGCCACCCAGCAGTGGTTTAAATGGCTGTGGTGGGATGCGCCGAACGCTGTTTATAAGCGCCACCGCGGTCAGTGTGCGATGGCATTTGCCAACAAAAACTTGGTGGGCGATTATGAGAACGGCAAGATTTATAGTTTGGATTTTGACACGTACACCGACGCAGGTAATCCGATACGCCGCTTGCGCCGTGCCCCGCACATTACGTCGGATTTGCAGCGCCAATATTTTGAAGAATTCCAGATTCAATTCCAGCCTGGAGTAGGGCTGACGACCGGCCAAGGCGACAATCCCCAAGCTATGTTGCGCTGGTCAAATGATGGCGGTTCTACCTGGTCAAACGAGCATTGGGTCGGTATTGGTCGCCAAGGCAATTACACCAACCGTGCTATTTGGCGTCGTTTGGGTTGGGCGCGTGACCGTATTTTTGAAGTGGCCATTACCGATCCGGTGAAGGCGGTGATTGTGTCGGCCAACCTGAAGGCGTCCGCAGGGGACAACTGATGGCCAATACAAATATCCGATTCCCAACGTCGCCATTTATTGAGCAATCGACTGGTCGACCGTCGCGTGAGTGGATTCAATGGCTGCAAAACCCGCAAGTGGTTAGCCAAACAGTTGAATATCAAATTATTAACGGCGGCGAAATCAACAACACAATCATTGGTAACGTAACACCAGCCGCCGGTACATTTACTTTGTTGACGGCATTAACTGGAATCGGTGGGGGGACATTTTGAACGTTAGGCCAGCCACCGCCGCGGACTTGGACAGGTACATTGAGCTGCTGGACGACTTTCACCAAGCGTCGCCCATGACCGGCGTGGCCGACTTTAATGGCCCAAAAACCCGTGCATTTTTGTCAGCATCATTGGAAAATGACAGTATTTTGTTGCTGGTCGGGGAATTGGACGGCGAGATTGTGGGCGTGACTTCCTGCTTACTTTACCCGCTATATTTCAATCCTGATTACCAGGTGGCGCAAGAATTGTGGTGGTGGTTGACCCCAGCGGCCAGGGGCAGTGGAGTAGGCCAGGCCATGTTCAAGGCAATCGAAGCCTGGGCAAAGGCCAAAGACGCAAAGGCGCTGTTTATGATCGCGTTGGAAGATGACCGCGCAGCAGCAATGGAAAAAGTTTATTGTCGGGCTGGCTTTCGACCGCTTGAACGGACGTTTATTAAGGAGTTGAAATAATGGCAATCGGAACCGGAACCGCTTTACTTTTGGGGGCTGGCGCTGGCTTGATTGGCGCTGGTATGCAAGCTGGCGCGGCCAAAGATGCTGCGGGAATGCAAGCCGAATCGACGCGCTATGCTGCCGACATCCAAAAGCAAATGTTCGACATTCAAAACCAGCAGCAAGCGCCCTACCGCGAAGCTGGTTACGGCGCCCTGACGCGTATTGGTGAATTGCTGCCAGGACTGACGAGGCCAGTATCCCGCGAAGAAATTATGGGACTGCCTGGTTACCAGTTTGCAATGGAACAAGGTACCGGCGCCGCCCGCCAAATGATGAACGTCGGCGGGGGCGGGTCAAACGTAGACCGCGCCGCGCAAAAGTTTGCCGTTGATTACACACTTGGCACGGCGATGCCGCAGGTGATTGCCCAGCGCCAAAACATCTACAACACGTTGGCTGGCATTGCTGGCATTGGTCAAACCGCGCAGGGTCAAGTAAGTAATTTGGCGCAAAACGTAGCGGGCAATATTGGCCAGGCCGCTATCGGTGGCGCCACCGCGCTGGGCGCTGGTCAGATCGGCGCAGCAAATGCGTATGCGGGTGCGATGGGCAATATTGGAAACACGGCCATGATGTATTCGCTGCTGAACAAGGGGTAAGACATGGCAGATTTAAGCGTAAAACCAATCGGCGCAGACATTAAACCAATGCCAGGCATGAGCCTGGGCGAAATGATTAACTTTGCCCGCGGCGCCCAAGCATATCAAAAGGAAGGTATTGCTCTTTCGCTTGAACAACAAAAAGAGCAAGAGCGAAACGCAATGACGAATTTTTTGTCATCGCCAGAAAATTTTCAGACCAATGGCCGAGTAGATATTAATAAGCTAAACAGAGCCATTCCAGTATTAGCGCCATTAACTGGTGCTGAATACATTAGTTCGTTGACAGGTTTATCGACCGCACAATCACAGTCTGGAACGGCTGGAATTGCGTTGACCCTTGAGCAAGAAAAAGAAAGAGAACGTCAAAGAATTAAAGACTATTACACAAATCCGCAGGGCATTGGAAAACATCAAACCGACACAGGTTTAAATGTTGATGCTGTATCAAAAGACATTCTTGCTTTGGCGCCATTAACTGGGCCAGAGTATGTTTCCAAAATATCTGCGCTTGAAACGTCTAATGTGCAAGCCAGAAAAGCCGCACAAGATTTAACGCAAGATCAGCGCGGAATTATAGGTTCTGCTTTAGGACTTATGGGGCGTTTGGGTATTAAAGACAAAAATTCTTATATTCATGAATTGGATGATTTGGTTCTTAAAAATCCAAACAATCCAAGTTTTGTAAAGTTAGTTGACGCTTACAAAATTACTTTGCAAACTTTGCCAGAAAATGCGGATTTGCCATCATTGGCAATTTCTGCGGCTAATTCGCTGTTGAGTGTTGGCACTCAGCAAGAAAAATTTGCACCACAACCTGGTACAGCAAACACTGGCGCAGCTACATTTGTCACCACAACTAGGCCATCAGTGGCGGGTGAAGTGCCAACCGTTTCTGTGGCTGAAAAACCTTTGGTTACCGCACAATTGCCGCCTGGATCGCGTGAAGTGCCAACGGGATCGTATGACATCAACAATAATCCAATTGTTAATGTTTACGGCCCTGACGGTCGATTCCTTGGGCAACGCGCAGCGTCGGGTACGCCGCCAATTACTACCGAAAGCCCGCGCCCTGTTGTTACGTCACAAGCGCCAGCAGCCGAGCCTGTTGCGCGTTTGCCCGCTGGTGAAACAATTGAAACCCGTCAAGCCGCAGACAAAATTCGCTTGGACGCATCGAACGCCGCCAAAGAGGTGCCGATGCAAACGTTTAACAATAACAAAATCATCAAGCTGGCTGATGATGTTATTACCGGAAAAGGTGCAAACTTTATTGGCGCGTTGTCAGGCGGTTATGCTGGGTTGCCGTTTACAACGGACAACGCCACAAACCTGAACCAGTTAGGCCATTACATGGCGCTGCAAACCGCGTCGCTGTCGGCATCGTCAGGACTTGGCGGCACGGATGCAGCTCGAGGTATTGCTGGCCAAATTTCAGGAACTACTGACTGGACGGCACCGGCAATTAAACAAACAGCCCGCGTCAACCGTGCGTTGACCACGGCAACCGAATTGTTTAACCAGGGCGTGCAAAAATCATTTGAGAAAAACAAAGACCCGTTTAGTGCGCGTGACTTCCAAAACAAATGGTCGCAGACTGTGGACATTAATGCCATTCGTTTGTATGACGCTATGAAAAACAGTGATAACGAAGCCATCCGCGAAATAGTAAATGAAGCGGGCGGCAAAGATTCGCCTGGTTACAAGCGCTTGATTGAAAATATTGGCAAAACTAAAAAATTGCTTGGGGGCCAGTAATGGAAGATTTTGACCCAACCAAAATTGACGCTGCGGTTAATAAAGCATTTGGCACTAAAGCGGCCCCAGCAAAAGCGCCGACCGCCGCCCTAAATTTGGAAGGGTTAAACCCTGATTTGGCGCAACGTTTGCAGCAAGCGCAGGAAGCACACCGTCAACGATTTGGCAAAGATTTGCAAATCACCAGCGGCGTTCGCACCCGTGAACAACAGCAGGACTTGTACAACCGTTGGAAAGCTGGCGAAAAAGGCATTTATGAGCCGATTAACCCAGCAGATTACCCAAAACAAAAAACATTTCATTCCGATGCGGTCGATATTTCGACATCGGTGCCGGAAAGTTTTTTGAATGAGTTTGGCATCCACCGGCCTATGGGCAAAAAAGACCCAGTTCACGCCGTTGTAATGACGAGAACGCCAACTAAAGCCGCGACTGCAACACAACAAAACACCGCCGAAGTACCATCATTGCCAGAAGTGGTCGTGACTGCATCACGCGACGATACGGGTATTGAAAACGTTGACAAGCTAATGAATCCCGACGCAATCAATGCGGCGGTCGATACGGCTATGCAAGAACCGCCCAAAAAAGGCAAAGTGGCCGAAAAAGTTAGTTCGTTTTTTGGTGATTTGACCGCTGGCGCTGCGGGACTAGCCGACACGGTAATTGGCGGCATTCAATCGTTGCCAGGCATGGTTGTAGCCGAAACCGGCTATGCGGGCCTTCGCGCTGGTGAAGCGCTTGGATTGGTTGAGCCTGGCCGCGCTGAACGTGGCCGCGCCGCCACGTATAAACAATTTGTCGAGCCGTACCAACGCCCCGTAGGTGAAGCCTTGGGCGTAACTGAATCGCCCGCGTATAAAGGCGAAGCAAGCCAACGCTTAATGCAGTTTGTTGGTGAAAACATCGACAAAGGCGCGGATTGGATTAGCCAAAACTTAGGTATTCCAAAAGCCGATGCTGAAAATATGATAAACACGGTTTTGGCTGGTGTCCCTGGTTTAAAGCAAACCAAGGTTGGACAGGCCGTCACCCGTGAGGTTGGTTATGCTGGCGAAGCGGTGAAACAAGCTGGCGGCAAAGTCGTGGGTGCTTTGGGTGACGTTACCCCCGCGCCCATTCAACGCGCTGTGGCCGGTACGGTGGAAGCTATCGCGCCAGGAACAATCAAGCCCAAGCCCGCGCCCGCAATTATTCCGCAGCCTGGTGCCGCAAATGTGCCACCATTTCAGTCTGGTCGCGCCAGCGTGGGCGCTGCTGGTGTGCCGGACGCAACTATCATCCAGCAAGCGTTACAGACCGCCACGCCTGAATTTCAAGCGTTGTACGGCAAGATGGATTTAAACAAGGTCAACACGCCCGTAGTGTTGCGGCACTTGGAAGGCGACGCGTTGCCAATTCCTGTGCGTTTAACTGAGGGCGAAGCCACCGGCAACCCTGTCTTGTTGTCTGAGGAAGCTAATTTGCGCGGCAAGTATCCTGAACTTGCGATGCGAAAAAATGAAGCTAACCAGGCATTGATTGAAAACATCCCAGCAATTAAAGAACTGGCCGCGCCTGATGTATATGCGACCAGAACCATTGAATCCAGCCAGGCGCTTATCGACGCCTACAAAAAGTTGGATACAGACCGCAACACGGCGATTGATGCCAAATACAAAGAATTGCGCGATGCAGCCGGTGGTGAATTGCCAGTTGACGCAAAAACGCTGATTAAAAATATTGATGCCCGTTTGAAAAAGGAATTGCTGACCACCGACGGCCAAAGCATTTCGCAGTACAAAGAACTAAAAGCGTTAAGCGAAGCCTTTGGCAGCATGACGTTTGACAATTATTTGGCAATGCGTCGCAACGCTAGCCGTTTGTCTGCCGAATCTAAGGATGGAAACATTCGCCAGGCGGCGCGGTTGATGGTTGAAGAACTAGACAAGTTGCCGTTGGCCAACGAAACCGCGGCGCTAAAGCCGATTGCTGACCAAGCGCGTACTTTAGCCAGGGAGCGTTTTGAGGCACTGAAAAAAGACCCAGCTTACAAAGCCGCAATAGATGACGCCGTGCCAGCCGACAAGTATTTTGACAAGTTTGTCATTAACGGCGTCAATAAAAACATCAACACGATGATTGACACGCTGGGCCGCGATTCTGTGGCGCACCAGCACATCAAGGCTGGAACGATTAACCATTTGTCGGACAAGGCTGGCGTCATAGATGGCCGCGGCAATTTCAGCCAGGCTAATTACAACAAGGCGCTGAAAAAGCTGGATGACGTTAATAATTTTGGCGTGATCTTTGACCCCGACAACCAGCTACGCTTGAAAACTTTGGGGAATGTGGCAGCATATACGCAGTTTCAACCGCGTGGCCATTACATCAACAATTCCAACACCCTTGTCGGCTACTTAGCAAATAAAGCGGCGGGCGGCGCGGAAGCGGCGGGCAACGTGGCTGGGTTTAAGTTTATGGGCGGCATTCCGGTCGGCACGATGGTTCGCCAGCGGGTGCAAGAATCAAAAGCCAAAACCAGGGCGCAGCGGGCCTTAGAGCCTGGCGCGGGAAGCACACTAAAAGACATTAGCGAAGGGAAGAAATGAAATGGCCGTGCCAGAAATTGATCCAGTCAAATACGGTGTGCTGTGGCAAAAGGTACAGGACTACGAGCGCCGGTTTGATGACATGGAAAAAAAAATGGACAAGATGGAAACCAATCTTGAAAAATTGGTGGCATTGGCCAACCAAGGAAGGGGCGGTTTTTGGGCTGGCATGGCGCTAGTTTCAGCCGCATCAAGCGCAGTTGGGTATTTTACGAGCCTATGGCATAAGTGAGGACACCATGAAATCTTACATTTTTGACCGTCTGAAAGAAGCATCGACTTGGCGTGGCATCACGCTGTTTTTGACCGCGCTGGGCATCCCTATGGCGCCTGGTTTGTCTGAAGCCATCATTTCTGCTGGCCTGGCTATCACCGGCCTGATTGGTGTGGTGACTAAAGACAAATGACGTTTAAGCTGTCGCAGCGTTCCCTGGGCAACCTGGAAGGGGTTGACGAACGATTGGTTAGAGTGGTCAAACGGGCCATCGAGTTGACCAAAACCGACTTTGCCGTGATTGAGGGTTTGCGAACCGTCGAGCGCCAACGGGAACTGGTCAACAAGGGCGCCAGTCACACAATGGACAGCAAACACGTCCAGGGCAAGGCGGTGGATTTGATGGCCTACATCGGCACCAGGGCGTCGTGGGAATTGAATCTATACGACGACTTAGCTGACGCCATGAAAGCCGCCGCCATCGAAATGGATGTATCTGTTCGATGGGGCGGGGCGTGGACTGTTAAAGACATTCGCCGCTGGCAAGGCACGATGGAATCGGCCATGAACAATTACGTTGACCGCTGCCGCGCCAATAAACGTCGTCCGTTTATTGACGGGCCGCACTTTGAATTATCTTAAATTAGGGTACTTGCTGAACCTTAGCCCCGAACGGTTGCCCTTCGGTCATTACCCACAAGCGCATTCGGCATCCGCTTTCCCCATTTATTATTTTACCAGTCGGTAAAACCACTTATTGGCACGACGTTCACATTTGATGTTGTAGCCGTTGGCCCGCAGTTCGCTGACGATGCTGTTTACAGCGCACACACCGGCCTTGTAAATAATGTCCAAAGTGGTGAACTCGCCACCCTTGGACAGCAGTTTATAGACCCGCTGCAACCGGTCGGACTTTTCAATGTTTGCTGAATTCATAGCGCCCCCAATCAAGGAAATTCAGGGAAGTCGCTGTCAGGCGGGAAATCGTCAGCCTGGCGTTGCGGTCTGGCGTCGTCTTTTGGTTTTGGGTCGTTGATGTAGGCCCAGCCGTCCCAAGACCCTTCCTTTAGCGGTATCACGTCCAGTTTCAACATCGGGCCGTTTTTGGTGTCGATAATTGAGCCGATGCGCTGGTAGCGGTTTTTCTGCTGGCCCTGGGCGTTGACGTAGGTGCCGACGATGCAAGTAATTTCTTTGACAATTTTGGACATAAATTATTCTCCGATGATTTTTTTCAGGGCTGCAACTTTGGCATCGACTTCAGCCAAAAACTTTACGACTTCCTTTTCCGTTTCTTCGATCCACTTGTCGTCGCGTTCGACGCGGTGAATGAATAGCTGGGCTTTTTGCGGCATCCGCGGGTCAAACACAACGTAGTCGCACCAGGCGCGTTCAGCGCAGCGCATTTGCCACTGCATTTGGGCGAAATACTTGGATTCGACCGGATTGTCAGACAGCCAGCATTCCAAGGCGGTTTTGCTGTCGGGGCATTTAATCTCAACCATGCCATCGTCGCCCACCAAGCCGTCAGGCGAGGCGCCAGACATTTCAATGATGGGGTGGGGTATAAATCCCACTTCATCGACCAAAACGCCCTTGTGGGCTTCGTATGTAGCCCTGGCAAACGGTTCCTGGTCGATGCCCCATTGCATGGCGGCGCTGGTAAACCCTTCGGCCTTGGTGCCGGTGACGCGTTCCAGCACAAGCTGGGTCAAGTAATTGCCGCGGTCGGCGCCGTAGCCGGTTTTAGTGCGAGCCAAAACTTTGTGCAAGCTGCTGGCGGTCACTTTGCCCAGGCGGGCGCTAAACCAGTCGTCGGTGCGTTGTTCGATGTTATCCATTTGCTTTTTCCTTTTTTGCGCGTTCGATGCGGGCTTTTTTCGCGGCCATTACTTTGGTCTGAAGTGCCTGGTTGCCCTGGCAAGCATTGATTGCAGCAGCATAACAAGCGGCTAATTCATCACTGCTGGCGCTGGCTTCAATGGCTGACAAATGGTCGGTAATGTCTACCACTGCAACCGCATGGGTATGAGCGTCAGCGTCATTGTCGGCTTCGGTTGGAATGCTAAATGCTTGAAAACAAGCATATTTGTAAGCGGCTGACATTGCTTTGTTTGTGGCCTTGTCGCCACTGTCCATTGCTTCGCCAAATGTTTTTACAACGTGTTTTGAGCCATCTTCGGCAGCCACAAAATCGAATTCAACTTCAACCGTTACATAAAACAACGCACCGCCTTTTTGGCTAAGACGTTCAGTTACTTCACGTGCCAATACACGGGGCAAAATGCACAAACCATGTTTTGCCAACAGCGGCGCAATTGTGTTGTAAACATCATCAATGCCGCGAAAATTGTAACCAGACCCTTGTTGGTTTCTGCGGTCTTTTGTAATTCCGACGGTCGCCAAATCAGTTTGCACTGCGTTGATCGCCTTATAAACTTTAGTGAATGAATTTTCCATGATTTGCCTTTCAGTATTTAGGGGCGCAGGTAACGTCGACGACAATCTCGGTTGTGTAGTCGTTAATTTTGCGTTTGCCGTACAGCATGACGGCGCGTAATCCGCTGTTGGTGCATTCGGTCACCGCGCTGATAACTTCGTTGCGGGACATAGGCTGGATTTTTTTGTCCAGGATTAATTGCTGCTGAGCGTCCACCGTTGAGTTGGGCGGCAAGGTGGTGCAGCCCGCGACCGCCGCGGCCAGGATAATTGTTGCGGCCTTCATGCGGTCACCTTGCGTTCGGATGGTGGCACCCAACCCATGGCGCGAAAGCGTTTCAGGATGTTGGTTTTGGACGCTGGGGTGTACTTGAACCGCGGGTCGAGGATGCTAAAGACGGGAGTTTCTTTGACTGCCAATTTAATGGCGTGTAAACGTTGTTTCATCACAATTCCTTTCGTAAAAGACCGTTACCGGCGTATTTTGATTGTAAGCCAGCTTGACGCTGGCTGTCAACACGTTAAAACAAAGCCATAAAAACCCACAGCAGCACATAAATGCACGGCGCTGCGATGATGGTCATCAGTATGATTTGCCATTCGTTTGGTTCCCAATCCATGGCTGCCCCCTATTCGGAAAAAGCGCTGACTAATGTATAAGCGCGGGCAAATGCTTCCGCGCCGGTCTGAGTTGTGCAGCGTTCAACGGTGGTGCCGTATTCGCCGTCGTTACCCCAAACCCACTGGACAACGGCCCAGCAGGGCCGCTGATCTTCGTCGTCGTAGTATTCGACTGTGTATCTCATGCGGCCCCCTTAAATTCTTACGGCTTTAGCGCAAGCAGTTTCCCACAACGCACTGCCAGGAAAAACGCGTACCCGACCTTTTTCAAAGTAATCGGTCATGCTGTCGGTGTTGTTTTCGTAGGAATCGGCTTGATCGGCAAACACGCGGCCAAGTGCGCCGTCGTAGTCTTTGGCGTAGATGGTTACGCAGTCACGACCATCAACCAAGGTGCCGCGGCTGTACCACACGCGGGCTTTTTCTGTGCCGTTGGTGACGTAAAACTTCATCATTTTGACCATTTTGATTCTCCTAAAAAGACCCGTTAGGGCGTTGTCATCTAGTACGGTTCCCATGTTAAGCCAGCTTAACCACCATGTCAAGCAAACTTTCAAAATATTTTTAGGGTGTTGCAAAAAGGCGAAAGGTAGCTTACCATGCGAGCATGGACAAACAGCAAGCAATTCAAAAAGCGGGGTCGCAGGTGGCACTAGCCAGGCTGCTGGGCATCACGCGCCAAGCCATCAGCCTGTGGGGGCCAAGGATTCCCCAGGCGCGGGTTTGGCAGTTGCGGGCTTTGCGCCCTGAATGGTTTGAATGAAAGCGGTATGGGTTTACTCGATGCCCGTTGGTTAGTATAATTTTTACACGCTTGGCGGCGTGTTCAGGTAAGCCCTAGACGGGACTCTGCTGGTACCTGCCAGTCCGCCAACATCCAACCGGATGAGAGTCTCGCCTAGGGCTTTTTTTATTGGAAAAAGCGATGATTAAATTTCAAAGCGTGGAAGGATGCGAAGCCTACATTAGTGACTCCGGTTGTTTAGTAATTACGCAACAATGTCTTGAATTTGGAAAAGAGGTAAGTGTTGTTTTGACGCCAGGAATGGCATGGGAAATTGCCCAAATGGTTCAAGATCGCAACGAAGAAATGGTTTTTAAATGGTCTGACGGGATGATAGAGCCATGAAGCGCCCATCATTTCAGTTTTACCCTTCCGACTGGTTGCGCGACACAGCGTTGCGGTCATGTTCAACTGGCGCCCGCGGTTTGTGGATTGACATGATTTGCTTTATGCACGAAGGCAACCCGTATGGTTATCTGAAGGTTGGCGACAAGGTTATCCATTCGTCAAACCTTGCCCGTATGGTTGGCGAACCTTTGGAGGTTGTCGAAGGTTGGTTGACCGAACTGCGAGAGGCCAACGTGTTTGATGTTGACGATGGTGCCATTTGTTCCCGCCGCATGATTCGTGACGAGAAACTGCGGCAAAAGCGGGCAGAAGGCGGGAAATTGGGCGGCAACCCAGCCTTAAAGGTTATCCATAAGGTTAACCATGAGGTTAATCTGGAGGTTAAACAAAAATCAACCCCTTCATCTTCATCTTCATCTTCATCTTCATCTTCAAATAAAAAAACAAAAGAACAGGCCATGCGGCCTGATTTTGTTAATCAGCAACTTTGGGATGATTGGTTAATCATAAGAAAGAAAAAGAAAGCGCCTCTAACCATTACGGCTTGGGAACTTTTTTGTAACGAAGTTTCTAAGGCTGGTTATCCGATTGAAGATGCAATTAAAGAATGTTGTTTGAGAAACTGGGCTAGTTTTAAATCCGAATGGGTTATTGAACGCCAGACCGAATCCGAACGTGCCCGTGAACACATGGCCGAACTGACCAGGGGCATGGCCACCCCTAAACCGAAAAACTTTTGGGAAAAAACAATCGACGAAACCAACGAGGTGATCCATGTGGAAACAAAGCGACTTTTGTAATGCCGACACGGGGTTTGATTATGTATTTGCCAAGATGAACGGCGTTTATGGTGCTGCGTTTCAAAGCAATTGGAAAAACGTCGATGCTGACCTGATTCGTCAGACTTGGAAGGAAACCTGCGGCATCGGTCTGACCTACCGGCCAAAGATGGATTACGCCCTGCAATACATGAATCCTGACCGGCCACCGACCGCGTTGCAGTTTGCCAAGCTGTTGAACGAAGGGCCGAAGATTCCTGACAAGCCGAATTTTCACCTGGAACGCCAAATGACCCAGGCTGAACTGGCCGAGCAGCGTAGTCGTGCCGAGGAAGCAAGGAAACAAATTGCCCAGTTGGTTGAAAAAATGAGGATGCGATGAGAGAAATTTTAATCTACGTTTATGTTTCGGTCGTTGGGCTGCTGGCGCTGTACATGGCCATGCTTGCGATTGATGCCAAACCCAAGGCTGAATTAAATTGCGCGGTGGCCGAAATCAGCCCTGAGTATTCCCATGCTGACCGCCAAAAATGCCAATTGATAAGGGGGCATAAGTTATGACTGACAAACAACCCAAAGCCCTGCGGCTGGCCGACCATCTTGAAGATCAGGGATATTACTTAGACTATGACGCAGCCGCCGAACTGCGCCGCTTGCATGAGGTGAATTCTCAACTGGCGCAAGTGTTGAGAAACATTAACGACGCCGCCTGTTATGCAAGCGAAGAAGACGTGCATTCGCAGCCGGAAGTTTTGTTGCATATTGGCACGATTGCCCGCTCCGCCATCGCCAAAGCTACAGGAGAACAACAATGAAGCTAAAACCGATTGATGGGCGCAAATACTTTGTCCATCGTTACAAGTGGACGCATGAGGCCAAGCGCAAACAGTTTCTTCGTGCTTTCAAAGAAGGCAAAGCAGTGCTGGTACAAAGCACGCGAGAGGGGTGGCTATATCAATGGGGGCAAACATGACCATCACACTAACACGCGAGGAAGCGCAGCAGGTGCTGGATGCGTTGGAAGAAGCAAAAAACTTACGCATAGCCTTATGGCAAAACGGGTGCGATTGCGGCAGAGAACACACTTGCAATCCTATGCGAGACAAGTTTGCAAAGCAGTTTCATGAAGCAGGTGAAACCCTCCGCGCCCGACTTAGCGCACCTGAACCGGAGCAAACACGTTCAGAAAAGATGCGCGAAGCAGGGATTACGCGCCGTCCAAAAGGATGGAGCAAAGAGGATGAACCGGAGCCGGTGGCGTGGCAACCGATTGACACCGCACCTAAAGGCAAGATCGTTCTGGTTCATTACAAAAACCGTCTTGGCAATGGCCGCACCATGCGGGCGCGATACTACCTTCCAGAAACACTTGAATCCGACGAAAGCGAAAGTGGGTGGGCGGACGAAGGTTGGTATGAG